GTCCCCCGAAATTTGAAAAAATTTTTTAGGTGGGGGGGATGGCAAAACGCTCGTAGGTTTCCCACCACTCAAAAATGAATTTTTCCCACTCGGATTTTTTTCTGCCGTCACTGCACATAGCGAGCCGTGCCAGGCACTCCTCTTTGCTGGTGTTTATGTGTATGCACTCGGCGCCCAGCCGCTCGGCCATTCGTTCGCGTTCGCTTGGCAGCGCATAGCCTCCGATGATGTATGCCGTCTGCCAGTAGCCACGCCGCTGCGCGATCATGGTCTGCAGCTGGTCCCGCAGAGCGAAAACATTCTCCTTGATGCGGTTGGGTTTCTCGTATTTCGGCCGGCCGCTGATCGCCTGCCAGAGGCTGTCTATATCCAGAATCAGGTCGCCATACTTGGCCACCTCTGCGACGTAGCTGCTCTTTCCAGAGAGCGGCGAGCCCCAAACGATATAGACCTTTGGCTGCTTGTAGCCGGTCTTTTCGTGGATTGCGTTGTGGCATTTGTGATGCACCAGCGCAATGTTTTCAGGGTTCAGCGCTATGGTCGCGTCCATGTAATTGGTTTCTGTCAGCTCGGTTTTATGGTGAGCTATGCAATCGTATTCTTTCACGATCAGCTCGCCGCAGTGTTCACACTTGACGTCGCCGTCGGCCTCTGCCCGCTCCAATATCAGAGCGAGGCGAAACGCCTCCCATACTTTGCTGCGATAAAAGTCTGCCAGCATGCCGGCACCTCCTTACCACTCAGCAGCCTCGGCGCGTTTCTTCTTGATCTCCAGCTCTTTCTCCCGCTGCTTGATCGTGACCATGTCGGCGTCGTGCCAGTTAGGGTCTAGGTTTTTGAGCAGCAGGTGCGCACTGCCGAGATCGGCCGGCACGTGCCGCGTCGTGGTTTTCATGATCGTCGTGGTATTTCCGTCTGCGTCCTCCGTGGTGGTGACGCAGACCTCTTTCCACGTGTAGCCAAGAGCCCGCTTTTTGATTGCAGATTTCAGGTCGTCCACGAGGCTGTCCTTTCCGTTGTCCAGCGCAGCCTGCAGCTCCGGGTGCTCCTTGGCGTATTTGTAGAGCGTCGTCTTGCTGATTCCCAGCTTTGCGGCGATCTGCCGCACGCTCATGCTCTTGTACCATTCAGCGATTTTCCCAAGGTTGGGCTGCACGTGCGTGGCATACACGTCAGGTCTGCCCATTTTTGCCATGGTGTGCCGCCTCCTTTTTATTCGGCGCTTTGTCCGTTTAGTTCAAAAATACAGCCTTTTCTTTGTGCCGGGTATGCAGTCCCCCGGACATAACGAAAAGGCCGCAGCGCGTAGCTGACGACCTCCTGCGGGAATGCACGGTCCTCTCCGATGTTTGCAAAGCAAAAGCGGGACGTCGTAGCGCCCCGCTCTGCTGGTTTTTTATGATTTTGTGGCCTTGGTGATCTTGACCTTTTTGCTGCCCTCGTACAGGTCGTAGCCGGCAGCGCGCAGGCTTTTCAGTTCGTCGGTGCTATAGCCGCAGGCCGGTATGCTGCTCGATACGATGATTTTCCCATCCTTGCGTATGGTGTAGGTGACGCCGTCAGGTTTCACCGCCGGGGTTCTGTTCTGCATTGTCTCACTCCCTAATTTGAGGCATAAATCGCAATCACTCTTTTCCAGTATGGTTCATACTTCTGCAGCTCGCGCTTTATAGCTTCGTCGAATTCCTTTTCCGGCTTATCTCGGTATTCTTCCCATAGGTCGTCTGCAATTTTTTCCTCCAGACGTTCTCTGTCGGTGAATACCGTATCATTGTAGTCGAGGAAATCGCAATCGAGTATTTCATCGAGATGGCACGAGACAGAGGAGCAGAACGTCCACGAGCAGTCCATGGCGGCGTCGTCACTGACGAGCACGACGATCGGCAGGTCGGGGTTTTCCGTGATGAGCTTTTTTAATTCGTCGCTACCTTTGGCGAGTATATAGGTCTGAAACGGATTCATTTGTTTTTCCTCCCTTTCTCAGTGCGTGAAATCGTAATGGTCGAACAGCCAGCGCAGGGCATGGACGAGCTCGTCCTTTGTTACGCTGTTCAGGGTTTCCAGCCGTGCGATCTTCTCGATGGCGAGTGTCTTTGACTGAATCGGCACGGTATCGTTGTCCAGATGGCATTTGAAGATCGCCCACGCATTGCCTATGGCCATGTTGTAGGTCGGGAATTGAATCGGGTCTTTTGTCATTATTCTCCACCTCCAAAATAGAGCCACCATTGCACATTTCTGCCGTCGATTTTTTTCTCTTTGAGCTCCTTGATCTTTTCATTGTTTGCGATATAGACCTCGATCTGCGCCTGCACGAGCGTATCGGCCTTTAATTCTGGATATAGGGCGATCAAAGTGATAGCGGATTCTTTCGAGACGTCTGTAAATATTTCAGTCTCGTATTCTTGATATTTTTGCACCGCTTCGGAAATCTGCGCCTCTATGTTTGCATTTTCCTCTTGATACATAGCGATTTTATCGTCGATCAATCTCAGATTTCTCTCGCCAACAATCAGACAAACAAGAGCCACGAGCGCGATGAGAAAGCCGAAAACACTCGCAACAGAAAGCCCAAAACCAGCATCATCGAATTTACCGCAAGCTATAATAGCTCCCACGAAAAATAGCAAAATGAAAAATCCAATAATTGCTAGAATCATGTTATACACCTCCGTGCTGATTCTCCAGCAGGTCGTCCCATTCGTATGCGTCGAAATCTCCGCCGTCGAGGAATTGGACCTCCGACGGCCATACGCGCTTGCAGGTGCCGTCCTCGAATTCGACGATAGCGCCGACGCTCCAGAGCTGGAAATGGCGATTTGCGTCGTTCTCCGCGGCTCCGTATGCCGTGCCGGGTCTGGCGTTGTCTGCCCAGCAGTGGAAAACGGCCCGCTCGCCTCTTGCCAGACATGGCCGGCGTTTATTGCTGTTCTGCAGCAGCTCCGTGTATTTCTCCACGCCGATCGTGATGGTGGTTTCTCTTTTCCTGAACAGTCCCATAATTATCTCCCTTTCTTTGTCGGCTCGATTCTGATTTTTGTGGCGATCTGGCGCTCTCGCACCAGCTTGTCGATCACGCGGCCGATATCTTCCAGCCCGCTCTCCTCGGCCATTTCTTTCAGGTGGTAGAGCGTCTGCGCTGTGATCGTGATATGAATTCGTTTCGTTCTGGTTTTCATTTTTCGACCTCCAGCATAAATTCCTCGATCAGGTCCACATACTCCTTGGCGCATGCCGGGCAGAGGTCGCCGGGGCGCGTTTCGTTGAGCCAGCCGTCAGGCGCCGGCTCGTATGTGTCGGTTCTGGTACGTCCGCCGTCTCCGATGAATTCGCCGGTTCGCAGCAGGAAAACGGTTTTGCTGCAGCGGTCGCATTCCAGCATCTTTCCCACTTGCTCGCTCATTTCGCAGCCTCCTCTCCGACGAATCCGATTGCTGCCGCGAGGAAATACCAGCAGAGCAGCGCAGGCTTTACGAAATACATGGCCGCCAGAGTGATGCAGACGGCGAGGGTGCAGGAAATGATCGTTCTGGCCAGTGTTTTGCTTTTCATGTTGTTTATTCCTCCGTTTCGATGTAGTGAGCGGCGACCATATCGGCCATGTGCAGGAACAGGGCCAGCGGGTAGCGGTCGAACGCCTGCCCCATGGTGTTCAGCTTTTCCTGCTCTTGATACGCGCCCATGTGCCAGCGGATTGCAGCAGCCTCGGCGTCGCTCAGCTGCAGGCCGGTCCGCATCAGCATGTACAGGGATTTCTCGCCGTGGCCCATCGGCAGCGTGTCGCTGATCGTGTAGGTGGTTACGTCCTGCCACTTGCCGGCGGCGTCTTTCCTCCGGCCGGTGGCCGTCTGGTAGTAATTGCATTTGCAGACGTCATGCAGCAGGGCCACCAGAATGGCGCTGTTCGGGTGTACGCTCCGGCCGCAATATCTATGCGCCCGCAAAAGCGTCAGCAGTTCCTCGCATACGTTCACGCTATGGACCAGCAGGCCGCCGGGAAATGCGCCGTGGTATTTGGTGCTCGCCGGCGCGGTGAGATAGTCGGTTTCGTTTAGCAGCCAGTTCAGGCACTCTTTGAAGCCCGGCCGTTCTTCCAGCATGCTGCAGTACGATTTGAATTTTTCCAGCGCCTCGGCGCGGTTATCTCTTTCTTTGTCTGTCATGGTGTTGTTACCTCCTCGTCGATCGGCCCGCTCTCAGGCGTACAGGAATTTCTTGCCGATATACTCGCAATAGGCCCGCTCCAGTTGGGCGCCCTTGCTGTCTTTCCAGTCAGGCAGGAGCAGAACGACGTCCGCGCAGTCGATCATGGCGAAGCAGATGCGCATATAGTCCGGCTGCGTCATGCCCTCCGGCAGAATGTCGGGCGTGAGCGCCACGTGGCCCTGCTGCTCCACTTGCTCGCGGGCCCGCTTGAATTTTGCTCGATATTACGGGTCTCCGTTGATATTGCCGGCAATGTAGATTTTTACCTTTCGGTCGGTCTCGGTTTCCACGCCGGGATATTTTACGCGCAGGATGATCTCGCCGCAGTTGTCGGCCGCTTCGACCACCACCGCGACGGCCAGCCCCGGCCGCTTTCGCAGGATATGCCGCAGCGCGATATCTTTCGCCACGAGCTCGCCGATGTCGTCAGTGCCGTCCAGCAGCCTGATGTGCCAGCCGGCCGAGTTGAAGCTGGTCGTTTCCGCCAGTTCTCCCAGCGAGCGGCCGATGTATTTTCTCATGATTAAATCCTCCTTTTCATGCCTCTCCATTTGGGCTCGCACACTTTGCAGGAGCCGTCCAGCAGTTTATGCCGGGCCTTTCCTTTGCTGTGTACGCAATATTTGCAGTCGCCATACAGCCATATGAGCCGGGCGATATCAGCGGCAGCTGCAGAGCGCTCCGCTTTGACGTTTTCGAGATCGCGCTGCAGCTGCTCGTTTTCCTGTCGCAGTCTCTCATTTTCCTGCAGAATCGTGTCTTTGTTCTCCATGGTTTCTTTCCTCTTGACATTTCTGTGCCGGGCCTTTTAATCCCTCCACGAATCCCTCCGCGAGGCGCTGCCCGATGAGCCAGCAGGTAATGCTGGCAGATACACGATAGGCGAGCCGCACGAATCCATGCCGGTACAGCCATGCGCAGATTTTCTTTTTCACTTTGTCGCCTCCCTGCACTTGTCGATCAGCTTAATGCCTGCGGTGAACATTTTGATCGCAAAGCCGATGCAGATGGCCAGATAGTACCAGAACGGCGCGCCGAGCTTTATGCCGATGTAAATAAACAGACCTGCGTAAATCATGTGTTTCTCCTTTCTCGTCTCACAAAAGCAATTCGCGGATAAATTCATCGGAGGCCAGCCGGACAGAAAACTGCTCGACCAGCTTTTTTCTGTTGCGGCGGCAGGTTCTTTCATCGCAGCAAAGGGTATCTGCGCAGGCTGCATTTTTCAGGCCGCCGAAATAGTACAGGCGAATGACGTCCACGTATGGGTCACTTTCCGCATCGCGCAGGCAGGTGTCGATCTCCTCGACGACGCGCTGCGCATAGGGTTCTTTGACGTCTTTGAGCTGCGGATATTGGAACAGCAGCGCCTCGGTCTTTTCGTATGCGGTTTTGGTGCCGTCTTTCAGGAGGCCCGCCGCTTTCAGCTGCAGCACGGTGGTGGCCACGGTTTCGCTTATGATCTGTTTTATTTTCTCGTCTTTCACTCTGTCGCCTCCCTTTCCGGTCTTCTGCCGATCACGAAATGCTTTTTGAGGAATTCCGCCCGCTCGTCCGCGTTGTACATGTTGTGCACCTCGTCGATATCTCCGAAATCCACGCGCAGGCCGGCGTACTGCAAACTATCGAAAGCCTGCACAGCGAGGTCTCTGAGGACCGTCGCGGCAGCCATTGCTGCGTCGGCAATTTTGCCGAAAGCGCGCGTTATTTCCCTGTGCGCCATTTTGGCTCTGAGCCGCGGCGAGCGGCGTGCGTATTCCTCTGCGTAAACGGCGCCCGCTCGCTGCAGAGACCACGCCAAAGCGTTCGCCGTGTTCCTGTCATAGCCGGCAGCCATGAGCTGTTTGACGAATTTCTTTCGTGTCATGGTGTTACCTTCTTTTGCAACTTATCCCGAAGCGCCTGCGCTCTCGCTCGCAGTTCCTCGTCGTTGCCGGTCGTTTTCTTCGGTGCGTCCTTTTCTGCCTCCCACCTCTCGACGGTGGCAGCCTCGTGCGGCCTCGTGTTCTGCATGAGCCGCTGAATGGCTCTCTGTGTCATGGGGTTTATCTGCTGGCCGGAGCCGGCAGCTGCTGCAGGAGCGCCCCGCTCCGCGTCTTTCTTTGCCCACGCCCTGATCGTGGCGAAATGGCTCTTGTACGCTTTGCCGGTGCTGGCAATGTATTCGCTCAGCCGCTCGATTCGGGTCTGCAGGTCGTGGGGAAATTCTCCCCGCAGCGTTTCCAGTTCCTTGTCAGTCAGCAGCACGTTTCCATATTCGCCGTGCTTATGCTTGACAGGCTTTTCTGGTTTGACAGATTTCTTTTTCTTAGAGATTTCAGATTCAGATTGAGAGGGCGAGAGCGGAGCAGGCGCAGCCTGTTCTGCGTCTTTATCTCTCTCTATCTCTATATCTCTATCTCTATCTCTTTCTCTATCTCTATACTCTGCGCGCACGTTTGTGCTTACATTGTCCGAATATTGTTCGCTCAATGTTCTATGCTCTGAATTTTGGGCCGCTTCGAGCGCCTGCTGGGCTCTCTTTTTCCGCATTCGCACGGCGTCCTGCGTCTCGCTGCCGACCATGCCGGCCAGCTGCGTCATGTACAGAGCCCCGCCGTCCATTACTTCGACGTAGCCGATTTTTGTTAGCAGGTCCATGGCCACCATGACGGTGTCGGGCGGCGTTCTGGTGATCTCCGCCAGCTTGTTGGCGTCATATGGCAGCTGCATGTTGCCGACCTTTCGCATGAGCAGGCCGTCGGTTTTCAGCGATTTCAGGCACAATTTGAGATAAAACAGCGCATATTCTTTACCGTTCTTTTGCTCCTCCAGCCATTCGATCGCATCGTCGTCGAAAAAATCCTCTTTGAGTTTCAGCCAGTAAAAACGTTTTGTGCTCATGGTCTATATGATTCCGTCCTTTCTGGCCATTTCGACGAAATCGGCCTCTTTCTTGGCCCGGTTTGATTTCGTGGTCTCTGTTGCCTGCAGCTCCGGGTTTTGCCGCTGCACCAGCCTCCGCAGACGCACGACGCTCTCATAGCGCGGGAATCCGAATGGATTGCCGAGGAATACGGCGGAGAAATGCACGCGGGTGATATCTATGCCGAGATCGGCGGCCCGCTCCTTGCAGACCTTGAAATAAAGCACGTCGTCGTTTCCTCGTGCCTCCGGGTAGTTCTCCAGCACGTCCTGCACGGTGGCCTTTACCTCTCTGGTCTCCTGCCTTGTTGTTTCCTGCATTATGGCGTCGCCTCCTGTTCGATGAATTCCACGACAATGCGCGGGTTTTTCTTGTC